TTAGGTTGTATTTTATGAGTAAATTCATACTCATATTCTTTTAATGGATGGTCATCCAACTCATGATGAATATAACTTAATATAGTGGGTTTACGGTCAAATGCCTTAAAAAAGACATCTCGTTCTTCTTGATTATTTAATTTAACATCAAATACATACTTTTCAAGTAACCAATCAGACCACTTAAACTCAGGCATATTAAAATAATCATCATCAATTAAGTCATTAAAATTAAGATAGGTATTGTCCAATTCATATTTTAATGTATAATCCCAAAAAGGGCCCTTGATAACAGTATTATTTAATATATCTTCTACTGATTTTTTATTACTTGTATGTACCTTCATACTTATTTTGATTTATAATTATCTGACCAAGTTTTATATTCACCAGATTCAACTCTACAACTCATATGGTCTGCCCAATGAATAATGTAAGGTAATTCTGTTTTTAATTCACCACCTTGGCTGTAGTTTATGAAGTACTTTTTAGTTGCCTCATTATATAAACCATCTGCCATTTTTATAGCCAACATTTCGTTTTGTGAGTACTTAATACCATATTGATTAAGTAACCAAAGTGCTCTATCAGTTACATCCATATAGTATATATCTGGATTTAACTTAAACACAGAATTTTGGTTTTTTCTATGCCAGTCTGATTCTTCTGGAATATAATGTGGAATTTCTCCATCACCTAATTTACCCAAATCATGATGTAATGCTGCAAAGAATAATTCCTCATCTGTAAAATTAATTAAACCACCTTGGTCTGCGAATAGTTTTTTAACACTAAATGAGTTTTTACAAACATTCATAACATGGTCTATATAACCACCAACATATGCAGAATGGAAATGTAATTTACCACTTGCAGGGGCAATTGCAAGTTCAGTACCTAATTCAGTTTCCGAGTACATATGAAGTAGTTTTTCTAACCTATCTCCACTAAATACCTTGTTTATAAAAGTTATGAACTTGTCGTAATTTACCTGTAATTGTTCTGCTGAATATTCTTTTACCATATTACTTAATTTCCACGAGATAATAATTTGATACATAATCTCCTTCAACAAAGTTTAGATGTGCTAAACCATCAGAAGAAATTTTTAGTGATGAACTAGAAGAACCTCTATTTGCAGTAAGAATTTCTTTTAAGTATTTACCAGAAAATGCAATTGGACTTACATCACCTTCACAAGTACAATCAACTGAGATAGAAATTCTATTTGAGTTAATTGAAGAATATCCTAGTATAATTTCTCCCTTACCACCTTTACATTCAAATGTAAATGTATCAGCATCAGTTAGTGCACCCTTAGATTTAATGAATTTGTTTACAAACTCGTTATCTAGTGTAATATCTACATTAAATGGAGGAAGTGCTTTTAAGTCAGGTACTGCTGGTATAACAGATGGTGCAGCTAACATATATTGCATTTTTGTTCCATTGTCTGAGAATTTTAATGCACCAGTTACTTCTTCTACTTTGATTGTATTATCCAATACACCTAATAATCCCTTTAATTGTGATGTAGTGTAGATTCCAAACTCTCCATCAGGAAAATCTGTATCATTTACAGTTACATCTCCTAATAGTGTTTTGTCATCAGAAATCATTCTTACTGACATATTTGTTTTTTCGGATTTAATCATTACTGATTCTACCTCACCACCGAGATTATATCTACTAACGAATCCATTAAATTTTGATTTTTCCATAATTTACTTTTAATATTTATTTTAATGTTTACTAATATACGAATTTATTTTTAATTATCCAACTAAAAAGAGAAAAACTTTTCAGCCGTTTTTGTTGAGGATAAAACTTCACCCCAACCGAGTGCTCCGTAGAAGTCTTCTAGTTTACCTAAAAGTTCTCTTTCGAAGATTTTATCATAATCAATATAGGTATTGATTAATTCCATAATTTGAGGAGGGTCATTATAACCATTGAACCCAATTGCACCTAAACCATATGGGTTTTGTTTTAGATATACCCATTTTATTTTATCACCACCTTTTAGTGGTTCATATTGATTTTGTAGTTTATGATGTTTTATCAGTTCATTATATGTAAGTGCAGCCTTGACATGAGCAGGAGTTCCTTTCATAAACTGAAACATTGCAGTTTGGTCTTTTTTCTTTGGTTTGTATTTTGACAAATTCTTTACACCACCTGCTTTTGCAATATTAATGACTGGCATTGTTGATAAACTATTCTTAAAGTCATGTATTCTATCAGTTAATTGTTCCTCAGTATCACCTTTCAATATCTCAATAAGTACATTACTCATAAACTCTCTAAATGCTGCTGGATATGATGACCTAACTACATCTAATCCTTTTACATCTAATTCATCACAAGGTACACCATTGTTCATAATAATCCATTGTGCGTATCTTTTCTTTGCAATCCAAATACCTGCTTTTGAAACGTATTCTTTTTTAATTTCAAATCGATGTTTATCTTTATCTACATTAAACACCTTTTCTGAAAGAATATCATAGAAGTCATTAAGGTAGTCTTGCATTTCACCTGCAATATCATCTACATAACCAGCAATTACAACTTGTTCTTCGTTTTTCCAATTAGGGTATCTTTTATCCATTAGAGGAACTGCAGAGAAAAATACCGAATCAGTATCAATGTATATATTAGAGTCAGCATCAGGAGTACCAAGCTCCTTGTTGTACTTGATGTTAGCCATATCAGCAGTTGATTTAATAACTGTCTGTCCTGTTGTGGTAACAGCGGCAGCGTTATCAATATCATAGAACCGAAAGGCAGGAAGACCAAGCACACCATATAAAGAGTTAAGTAAAATTTTCTGAACCAACTGACGGTTTTTGTACCATTCGTATTTTGCTGTATCTCCTTCTTTTCCATATTTCTTCATTTGATTTTTGAACTCAACCCTCTGAGAAAACCATAAGTCTAATACATCAGGTATTAAACCAACTTTGTCAGTACGATATAATACACCATTTGATGCAACTGAAAATTTGCTCTTTTCAAAAAATATTTTTAAATTTTCTTGTGTAATGGTATCACCATTTATTATCCAACTGTCTCTTTTATCTTTAACGAACTCTTGGGCATCCCAATTTTCAATCTTACCAACTTTTGTTTCTGGTGAGATGTTTATAGTCATAATAATAGATGGATATAGAGATGTTAAATCCAAGTCATAAATCCATTCATACTTTCCAACAATAGGTGCCTTAACATATGCACCTATGAACTTGCCGCCACCTTCTTCTTTTAGAGCTTCCATCATCTCTTGTCTATCGGCAGGTTTGTTTGGTGCCACGATATTTCTTCTTTTCAAATAAGTCAAAAGTGCACCTTCTAGATATTTTGATGAATATACAAAATCTTCATAAGGAACGTGTCCTGCATGACAGATACCTCGTGCAGTATCAATGAATTGTAGTTTTTTATCAAATTCAACTACTAACTCGACATCCACTAAGTTATATTCAATAAACTTTTCGATATCTTCTTTAAAAAGAATATCTAAGTTTCCATCATATTCAATTTTCTTTCTATTTAGTTCTTTTTGGGCAACTGAATCCAATCTATAAGATGCAAGTTGAGTATATGTAAAGTTTTTATAAAGTGATATGTAATCTAAATAAGATACACCTGCCATAAAAAATCTTTTACGATATGGAGACCAAAAACACTCACCAATTGGTGATAATCTATTTGCAGTTTTCTCGCCTAGTAATCGTTTGATTCTATTATATAACATCGGTGTATCAAAGTAGTCAATGTTCCAACCTGTAACAATTGTTGGATTTATCATCTCATATAACTCCAAATATTTAAGTAACATTTCCTCTTCGGTTCTAAAAGGTATTACTATACACTTATCAGTCTTTTTTTCTATTAAGTCACCAGCTTTATCCATTACCAATACCCAATATTGATTAGTTGCAGAATCATGAAGTGCAATCGAAGTTAATTCGTTAGTTGCCTCTTCTGGATTTGGTAAACCACTTTCCATTTCACACTCAATATCATAAGTAAGTGTAACGTGACCCTCAGATGGTAAATCAGATTCGGTATAAGTATCTACCAAAACTCTTGTAGTTTCTGCTACATCAGATTCAAACAAACCTGGGTCATCTTTGTGGAATTTATATATCTTTGTTACCTTATCTCCATAAAGTGTTGTAAATTCACCTCTATCTGCTTTTTCATATGCATAACGTGTGTATGGGAAATTAAAATAACCTCTTTTATCATCCCAAATATGGACTAGGTTTTTTTGTCTTTGGTAATATGCGTTTTGGTACATTAATTTTTTGTTTGGTACAAATATACGAAATATTTTTTAATAATCAAAGAATTCCTTTGATTTCTTTTCAATTCTAACTAATCTATCATAGTCCTCTATTCTTTTTTCTGAAATTTTGTGGTATTCCTCTGAAATTTCAAATCCTATGTAATTTCTACCTAATTTTTTTGCAGAAAGGGCAGTTGTTCCACTTCCCATAAAACAATCCAACACCACATCATCTTTGTATGTGAATATTTTAATTGCTTTACTTGGTATATCTTCCGAAAAAGTTGCAGTAGTTAATGGTCTTGAATCATTGAAATATTTCCATTCGGCAAATACCAATTCATAAAACTCATCTTTATCTTCCTGTGAATAAATCTTTTTAGATTTGCCATCAACTTCCTTTTCCTCATATTCCCATTGAGATTCACCTTTGTTTAATTTTATATGAGATTCCTTATATCCTAGAAGAACACATTCTTTTACATTACATACATGAGGTCCAGATGCAGACATCCAACTTCCCCAAGCAGTAGATTTAGACCTGTTGGATGCAGGTTCATTTAAATCAACCATACCAAAGAAATTAAATCCAACCTTTTTCATTACTGCGTAAAAATCGGCAGTAAAAAACACTCTACCACCTCTTTCTTGAAAGTTTGTTTCATATGGAATGTTGATTGCAATCCTACCATCTGGTTTAAGTGTTCTATAACACTCTTTTAACCAAGTCTCAACCCATTGAAAAAACCCATCATATGACATCGTGTCATCCCAATCAGAGTAGTTGATACCAACGTTATAAGGAGGTGATGTTACAATTAGGTCAATAAAGTTATCTGGTGTTTTTGAAAACATATCTAATATGTCTCCATTATATAATTTATTTACTTCCATTTAAAAAACTTCTTTACATTTTCATTATGACTTATTCTTTTTTTAGATACTTCGTAGTATTCTTTTGATATCTCACTTCCAATGAAATTTCTATTCATTTGTGATGCAACCTTTGCAGTAGTACCACTTCCCATAAATGGGTCATATACTACATCATTGGATTCAGTAAATAAATTTATGAAAAATTCTGGTAACTTTTCTGGAAACACAGCTGAATGTGATTTATTTCCTGCCTCGGATGCCATGTGAAGAACATTATTAGGTAAAACTAAGTCTTTATCTACCCAATTTGCTCGTTTAACACCAAACCCACTACCAACAGATGATTCTTGTCTCTCTTGGTCGTATTTAGTTGGATTTTCAAGTCTTGTTTTTGCCCAACTACCAATAGGAATTTTAACTTGGTCTTGGTACATATTAAATTTTTTCTCTTTGGTAAAATGTAGTAATCTCTCCCATCCATCTCTTAACCGATTTGGCCAATAACCAGGAAATGAATTTTTTTTATGCCACATATATTCTTCTGTCCATAACCAACCTTGTTTTCTGAGTTCAATTATAAGTTCCAATACATAGGTATGTCTTTCACCATCTACTACGTTCTCCTTTATGTTTAGTATAAATGAACCACTTGGACTCAGAACTCTTTTTAGTTCACTAGAGATACCTAAAAACCACTTAGAGTACTCATCTGGGTGAATACCACCATAAGTTGACTTTCTTCTATCTGCATAGGGCGGTGAAGTTACTATTAAGTCAATAGAATTATCATCCATTCGTTTCATTGTATCTAAACAATCTTCGTTATAAATTACATTTAACTCCATTAAAAGAATGTGTGGTTTGTTACTTTACTTTCAGCAAGTTTAGTATATTCTTCACTAATCTCACTTCCTATTACATTTCTATTATGTTTTCTACCAACTCTATAAGTTGTACCACTGCCCATAAAAGGGTCATAAACTAAGTCACCTTCTTTACTGCAAGATAAAATTACATTTTCTACCATCTTTTCCGAAAAGGGTGCAGGGTGGTTTGGTTCTTGACTTCTTGGTATTGACCAAATGTTCTTTTTGAAAAGAGCATTG